TTCCGGTTGATTTTGTATGTCCTCTTGTACAGGAATCATGTAGAATTCAATCTCGGCACTTTCCAAAAAGTCATCACCTGCACTTATGGCTACACTAATGATGGTTTCTTGCGCGTAGTCAATCGCGGTTAATGGATTACCTAAAGCATCCTCAATTGTAACAAAATCGATTGTAAAATCATTCGTTCCTTGATTGTAGCTTTCATCTAGCCATCCAACGTTTCCAAGATAACCGCCATAAGTTACTTGCAACTTGGCATTTGGATTGTTTTGTTGTGGATATGCGTTGATTTCCACGTATGGCTTCAATGATTGCGACGCTTCAAAGAATGAAGGTTCATTGAAATCCGAATCTTCGAATTTGTATGGGAAATTGTAAACGAGCGTAATTAAATACGATTTATTTCCGCTTACATCTGACAACCGTGTAATTTTTGCACTTGTATAAGTTCCACCCGATTTATTTCCAAGTTGTAAAAAACCGAATGAATCACCAACATTTAACGTATCAATATCAATCGCCTCAAATCTATTGACTTGATTATCAATCAATGAATTTACCGAGCCACTTGAAGCGTTTGGAACAATGTTATGAAATACTTCGATAACTTGCGGTGTTGACGTTGTCGCATTGACAATTTGAAGCGATGTAATACCTTGCGGAGTTGACGGCATTATTGTACCAACTATTGCGCCGGTGTTTAATGGATCTAATGAATTTCCAACGGTGATTGTATCGCCATTGATCGATGTGATTGTATAGGGTGAAGATGAATAAGAGAAAACGCCTCCAGACCATGGAATTGACCCAGTTAATTCAATTATATCACCAATGGCAAAACCTTTAGTTTGCCAATCCCCACCAAGCAATTGAATTTCGTAAATACTTGGGAAAGTTACCGGCAAGTTTGATGTGCTAGTAAAATCAAATTCACAAACTACGGTGATTTTTTCCTCAATGAATTGACCGCTATTTGCGAGCAAAAAGGCATTACCCGAAGGATGATTTCGAGTGGAATAATTTCTATCAATAATTGTTAATGCCATGTTGCTTTAATTTTTCCTTTGCCTCTTTAATGTCATTCATTGCCGAATCAAATTTAACTAATAAATCCGACGGAATTTCATCACGATGTTGATTAATCTTGTGAAGCTCTGGCGTTATCTTTTTCTCTAAGTCCTGAAATGCTTTCAAAACGTTAGGAATGTCCTTGCCTAAAATGTCTTTTAAATTATCCATTGATTTGTACGCTTTTTTCGTTTATTCTTGGTCTAAGTATGTTGTAGTTAACCATTGCTTTGGCTTGTAGCTCACTCCATTGCACGCTTGTTATTTCTGCAATTTTACCATTATCAAGTACAATAAAGTTATTTTGAAGCAATGAAAAAAGTTCACTTTCTGTCATTGCAACCGGCATTGAATCGTAAATGTTCTTTTGATTATTCTCAATAAAACGTGAATACCAATAATTTAACGCGATTGCTTGCGCTCCAATGAAGTTTGTTTGCTCTTGATGAAGTCTTGTACCATTCATCCAAAGAAGTTTTGTGACGCTAAAATATTGTGAAGATATTTGCATCACGTTTTTACGTGAATTTACTTTTGATTGTAAATTCGAACCGCAAAATAAATCAACGGCTTGCGCCAAAACTTTAGCGGATTTCTCCAAGAAATTTAATGATCCTTTGTTCGTGCCTCGTGCAAATGGTATGTTGATTAAATCGTAACCTTTGATTAATTCATACGCACGTCCTGGTGAATTTTCCACTTCACTAGAAATCTCGAACAAACTTTGAAAAGTATCATCAAACGTATTGAAATCAGTTGGGTCAGTTTGAAATTGCACTACCATGCGCTTTGAAATTTCACTACTATTTTGAGAGAATTCGCTTTGTAGTTCGCTTTGAAGATTGAACGCGGAAAGTAGTCCGGTATTTGGTGTTTGTTTGAAAAACCATTCTTGTTCAAACGTCACAAGTCCATTTGACACTTTAATCTTCGCGTTGAATATGTCCTCAAGTGCCGTTATCAATTGACCAAGCGTCTTAACCGAATCGCGTGAACTTGGATAGCCATTTGTATAAGCGAGCGTATTAGGTGCGATTAATTCAAGATACCACGAGTTTTGTTTTGACTTCAAAGGCACTGGTAAAATCGTCAATGGTGCAAGCGAATTCAAAAGTGTTGAACTCACTGAATAACCAAGAAACGCACATGATTTCTCAAATAGCGTTTTGACTTTGATTGCTTTGAATTGGCGTATCGTTGGAAATATGATATTGATTATTTCGGTCAATAGTTTAATCAATGCAATAACGATGAAAATGGCATAAGCTACGCGCGCAGCTAATTTAATTCCAGCTACGATGATAGCACCGAAATCAGGCGCAGGAACAGGCAATCCAACCGGAATGCTTGCCTTTACAATATCGGCAATACTTTGTTGAATCTCATCAATTGCTTTTCCAAGCTCTTGACTAAGTGCAAATGTCGCAAGCATCAATGAAATGTAGTAAGTTGGTTGCTCCTCCGGAATTATAACGTAATCAACTGCGGTGAAATCACTTGGTGACCAATTTACCAATCCAAACGACATCCCGTCGGCATTATCAAAGAAATTGTCAATGCCTTTGTATTTCTTTAGTTTGACTTTGTACGATCGTTCTTTTTCTCGAAATGCTGGGTCTTGAAAATCAAGAATATATTTAACTATCAATCCATTTGAATACTTAATGTCTAATGGCATTCCAACAAAGTAGCCATATGTCTCAAGCCAAGTTTTAATAGCTTGCCTATCTTCATTGACGAATTCAAGAGTATCAACCGAAAGTTCAAGTTGGCTAATTTTTCTATCTTCAAAATTAAAGACGTAATTAACCGAATCCTTGTTTAAAGGATTGCATTCCGTGCCATTTAAGTAGTATCTAATCATGATTAATTGATTCTAAATCGGTTTCGACTAATGACACCATTTGCGCGCTTTGTTTGCACAATTTCGTTAATACCAGAAGCAAATGATTGCCAAGCGATATTTGTCTCCGATTTGTTCGCTACGATGTCCTGCAATACTTTGATTTCTTTAGTCATATTCATCAAATCAAATGAAGTACCGGCTTTATCAACTTTGCTAATTTTTGAAGCATTCCCATAATTATCGAACGCGCTAAGCATTGACGCGGTTTGTGAAGCGGTGTAAACTTTATCACCTCGGTTTAGCATAGTGAATCGTGGACCTTTGCCCGCTCCAATTTCTTTGATATTTCCAAGTCTATCAGTAATCATCTCCGAACCTTTCTCATCGACTATGGACAATCCACCTGGTGCATTCATTGTTCCTTTTTCGTAAAATTGTAGGTTCTTCAAGAATGAAGTAAGTACCGTTGTGTTTACGATTGTTGACGCAAGTGCTTCACCTGGAGTTTTTCCATCATTCAACGCGCTTTCAAATGTCTTCAATCCCGTTGAAATAAGTTCAATGGATTGCTTTTGTTTTTCAAGTTTCATTTGTTCGGCTTGCGCTTCGCGTTGGATTTTTATTTGCTCGGTGATTGATTGTTGAGCATAAATATTTCCATTTGCTGCCAAGTTTTGCAAATAATCTTGTTGGCTTTTTGCTGCTTCTTCCTCACGCTTTAAAATAGCGATACGACGATCAATTTGTTCTTTGAGCATGTCGGTAATTGCTTGTTGAATTGATAGCATGAATTCGTATGCTTCTTGCGCATTTTTCTTTTCGGTTTCTTTTACCTTGTCGCTATTTTCAATTGCTTTGCCCGCTAAATTATCGCTAATCTCTTGCTTTTTATCGGCAACTTCAATATCAATTGCAACACTTTCGTCTCCGTTTTTTCTTTGCATTAATTGAACTTGTAAATCATAATCAGCAATGCGTTTTTTATCATTTTCATCAATACGTTTTTTATCATCTTGATATTGATTCTCGATGCTTAATTTTTGTTCAACGGTTAAGCCTTCTTGATCTAAAAGTTTCTTTTTTCTTTCTTCAAGTGCTTTATATTCTGCCCTTGTTTCTTCTTGATATTTATTGGCTAATTGAGTAAGCTCATAATTTTGTTGCTCTTGCAATGCTTCTTTTTGAATCTTTGCTTTTTCATCAAGTAAATTGTAAAGTGCATCAAGTGAAAATTGACCTGTTTTAGTAGCTAGCTCCTCTTGTGCTTTAAGTTCTGTTTTGAATTGTCTGTCAATAGCCGTTATTTGCTCTGTATAACGTAATTGAGCAAGTTCGTGAAGTAATTGCGCCTGAATACGTAAATATTCATTTGTCGTATCTAATTCGGTGTTTAATTCTTTTTGCGTATCAACTAGCCCGCCTAATTCATCTTTTGTATCCTTAACTTCTACATTGTAAATTTTTAGACGTTTTTCGGTATCGCCTAATTCTCCTTTAAGTTTAGACGTATTCGCTTTTGCTTCTGCTAATTTTTCACTTAAAAAAGAAATACTTTGCGATGTGTCGCTTGTAAATGATTTTGCGCCTCCAATTAAATTTCCATTTTTTGCTTTATTTAATTCAAATTGCAATCTAATTTCTTCTTTCGTCGATTTCGCTATGTCATTACGTAATTTATCTTGTTTACGTAAATTCATATTAATCAAATCCTCATTTTTCTTTGATTTGTATTCTGCTATTTTTAGCTCTAAAAATGATGTAACTTGATCGTTTAATTGCTTTTGAAATAAAGCCTCATCTTGTAAGTTTTTGATTGTAGTTCCGTGTGTTGAATTAATCAATTTAATCATTCTTGCGCGCTCTGCACTTCCTGCGTTTGTTTTTCTTAGCACGTTAATATTTCCAATTAACTCACTGCTTTCATCTGCCACATATTTAGATGATTCTTTGCGGTATTTATTAAGAATCTTTTGTTGATTGATTTGTACGTCTTGTTCTTTCGTTAAATTGAACATTTTACCAAGAAAATCAGTTATTTGCGCGCCATATACTGTCAACAAAGTAACGCCAACGGAAAGCAATGTTTGAAGTGAAAAAATAGAACTTGCTACTTGTCCAAGAACGTTTTTTGTCGGTTGTCCCGAAGCTGCCAAATCAATATTCGCCTTTTTCAACTTTCCAATCTCATCAAAGAACATCGGTAAGTTGTTCGAAATAGCCATGAATCCCGTTTGAACTGAATTCGCGAATGCTGGCATTTCTCGCGCTAACTGCGTGACTGAGAAGTTAAGTTGACTATTTGCCATTGCATAGTTTCCGACATTGCGCTGGTGACGCCCCATTGTCGCGTCAACTGTCTTTAATGCTGCATCGTACTTTTGGATTTTAGCTTGTAAGTAATCGTAATTCTTTTGCTCGTTATCGGTTAACTTAGCTCCAAGCTCTTTGCGAATCGCTAAATCTCGATAGGTTTTAACCATTGCCGACAACTTTTGATCGACACGCGAATAAACCGAGTTTAATTTTTCTTGATTACGTATTTGCGTTGCGGTTATGCGCGCGTCTTTTTCGGCTTGCGCTTGCGCTTGTTTGGCAATACGGTCTTGTTTTTGTTGTAAATCTAATTGTAGTTTTTGAGTGCGTAACTTTTGTTGTACAAGTTTTTCGCTTTCAATTTCCGCTTGATTAATTGCATTTATGTCTTGAACGGTTTTCTTTTGAGCCGTTGCCAACTCTCCGTTCATAGTCTTAGCAATGCTCTTGAGCTCGCTATCAAATTTTTCTAAAATGCCGAGTGTTGAGGCAATTTCCTTTCCAATTTCTTCGAATGGTGAGCCTGATATTAAATCACTCTTTTTTACTGCTTCTTGCATATTCCTCGAACATTTCTTTAAATTCTACAATCGTTATCTCTTTCGCTTTTACAATTGCGCCCATCCATTTTGATAAATGAACGAGACATTGTTGAGTAGTCATTCCTTGCAATTTGCTAGGGTCTGCGCTAATCATTTGAGCTTCCGCAACCTTGATTTGATTTAACAAAAATAAATCATTTGTTTGGATAAATTGAAGACGTAATTTAACCAAGTGAATTTTGAGCTTTAAAAAGTATTCAAGTCCTTCGCCAATACCGAACCTTTCAAGGTATTCGTTGTATAATTTTAGCCAAATTATTTGATCGTATTGTGTTGACTTTGCGTCTCGATTCACATAGCGCATTTCACCGCTTTGGCACTTTTCCCAATTATACAACGGGAAATCGTCAATAGTTGAATAGGATTGATTTGATTTCTTTGATGTACGAATCGCGAACAATGACGCGAAGTTTTGCAATATTTTCATCTGTTAGGCTTAAAATTGAATCGTGCCACCATTTTTTGTCCTCCATTTTGCGCGTGTCACCTTCAATGGTAATTGCATCAAGTAGAACGCGCACGTACATCGAGCGATAAAATTCACCTGTATCGTATAGCGTGAATGGTGTATTAAATTTCTTTTTTGGATTGATTAATGAAGTCAAATACGAGTAATATCCAATGACTTTGTTATCGCCATCGATTCCTTTACTCATCAACTGGTCTTGTTGTACGAAATCGAGTATTTCACGCCTTGTCGTTGGCGAAAAAGCATTGAACCAAGCAACGGACTCCGATAGCATGCGCCCCTTCATTAAAATCGCGTGTAATTTACTTTGTCCTATTGCCATAACAAATACAAAGTAACAAAAAAAGGGCGTTGAACAACGCCCTTTCAAATTTATAATGAACAAGTTATTTTTTTCTCACCTTTTTCTTTGGTGTTGGGTTCGCTATTTCAAACGCTTCACGTACAATGTTTTCAGGAACTGACTTCATTGTACTTAAAACAACTTCCAAGCTATTACAAGCAAGAAAATCGCGATTGAATTGAACTCCGTTTATAACTATCATTGTTCTATTATTGTGCAATGAATGCCGTTACAGTTGACTCATACCCAAACAACATGTTTCCGGTTGCAGCATGGAACGCTTTCAATGTACATGCGTCACCATTTGCTTGTGCGGGAATAGTGATTGTGTAAAATCCTGGCTCTGTTGCTGACTCGGAAACCGAAGCAATTGTAATGTTTGAAGAAGTCGATACATTTTTTGCCGTAAAGTCAGCCAATACCGCACCCGTCCAAGGCATTTGATTAACCGCGTTTCCGTAGTTAAATTTAGCTCTTACGAACAATGTCGTAACATCTTCAACCGTGATGTCTAAATTAACATCAATCATTCCGTTTAATTCTAAAGCGGAATAAGGCGCGAACATATCGCTTGGAATCATCCACTGGTCTCCATCGCTAGTCACTAAAGAATAGTCCATTTGGATCATTACTTTCGTTCCTGCGTCTGCCGTTGCGTCAATGAATTTCGCATCGTATGAATATTTGTTCACCGGACGTGGGTACAAATGCGTATCTTCTTTTTGCCCTTTCAAGTTTCCGCAAACGTCAACTAAGAAAACACCGAATTGAACACAATTGTCGGAAACCTTAGCGTAGAATTGCTCGGTTACTCCCCAACATTCGAATGTTACGGTTTTGATTCCGTCACGTGTTTTGAAACGCTCGCCGTTGTCGGCAGTTTCATAATTTGGATCCGCTTCATTATGCGTTACGTTACGCAAGTTGTTGAACGGATAAAGACGTTTTGACGGATCAGGGTTATTGATTGCAGCCAACAAGTCCGCCGGTAAGGTAGCACTTGTCAAATCGAATCCGTTGCGAGTTCCATCGCTTGCCAAAATTGGCATTAAAAATACTCCAGAAGTTAATCCGAAGGGTTTGACATTCGGAAAGCCTGTGTTTCCAATTTGTCCGTTGCAGTTACATCCAGCAATTCCAGCCATTTTAAAATAATTTAAAGATTAATAATCGTATCACAAAATTAGCAATTTTCACAATAACGTGCGAATATTTCTAAATTCACATCAAATTCAACCGCACTTAATGTTGAATCAAATATCTGTTTTTCAATACCATTTTGACTTTCCGTTCCAAATTTCGGGAAGTCCCTAGTGGTAAATGAATTAAATCCTTTGAAGAATGAAGCGTTGCGAAGTATCGTTCTTTGGAACTCATCCATCAAAGCGTATAATGGTTTCACCGCTTCATCTTGACGATCAATGTTAAGCAAGTTCCAATCCGACCAATGAATAAACCATAGTTTACATTGTGAAGTTCTGGTACTTCCTTGCTCAAATCCGTTTGTGATTTCATCCGTTGGCGATACCAACCAAATAAATGGGAGTTTTGAACGCTCGCTATTTATTCCGTCATCATTCAAATACTTTGACCATTCGTATTTTGTATTGGAAAGCGTGCCATTGAAAAACAACGGTTTCTTGATCGTGACTAATGTTTGATAGTTGATTGATTGACTTGTAATTGTAAATGTAACTTCGTTTCCATCGATTGACTTTACCTGAAGCTCTACACCATTAACATAAGCAAACTCGTAAAGTTTAATCCATTTCACATTGCAAAATGTTACCACTTGCTCGCTATTTGCTACTTGCGAAAATGATTCAACGCGCAAAGTATTATCAAGTTTATTGATAATCTCTTGCTCGATTATTTCAGATATTAATCTCATGCGTACCAAATAGAATCTAATTCCACTCCTCGATATTCGGGATATATGTCTTTGTTCGCTTCAAGGAATCGTTGCAAAATTACGGAGCTTTTTACCGCTTGATTGAATAACACGATTGTATTCGTGTAGTTATCGTTGGCAATGCTTCCGGCTTCAACATTTGGTTTAATTTGCCCAATGCTTGTCGAAATTTGTAATTGTTCTCGTGAATAATGAACGTACACAAGTGCGCTCAAAATGTCTTTTAATCCAGTACAAAAATAAGAGTGAGCGCATCCGTTTATTTCAACTTCAAATGCAAACTCACTCTTAATATCCTCGAATCTAGCAACTGAATCGTCATTGTAGAATAAATCGGCTAATTCCTTGCCGAATAGCTTGTACAAATACTTTTTTTCGTACAGGTGAATGTATTGCTCAATTAAGGCAGTTCCGTTCTTAAACGCCACCGAAAGTTGGTAACGATTAACAAATGATTCAACTGATAAGAAATAAGTAGGTACAGGCATATTTATTCAATTACGATTTCTTCCTTTGATTCTGTTTCAGGTGCTTCCGGTGCTTGCGCTTCTTCCGTAGTCATTTCAACAACTTTTGCGTCTTTCTTAGATGCTTTTGCTTTTGAACCGCCTTCGATTGCTTTACCTTCTTTGATTAAGTCTTGAGCTGTTTGCTCTGATACCTCAATCGATTTTCCTGCTTTCTCTTTAGAGAACTTTTCTGTAAGTGTAATTTTCATAACGTAGCTTTTTTACGCCACAAACCCCGACAAACCGCGTAGGTTAATGTCGGGGCAAATGTGACTAATTACTAACTACTAGTCAGTAATCAACGCGATTGCATCAGCCATAACACCTTTCACTAACACTTGCGTATCGTTTGCAGATACGAATTGTACTAATGCTTGCTCGGCAAGAATTGTGCGTAAGTTTTTAGAGAAATCGTCCATTTCTTGACCGATATTCAATGAAAGACCTTCGCGGAAACGAACGTTAATCACTGATAAATCACCACCTACGAAATCGTAGTCCGTACCAACTAAAGCGATTTCAGGGATCAATTGCATTCCTGCAACCATTGTACCGTCTGCGCTTCTAAATGGTGGGATTTGGTAAATACCATCAGTTGATTTTTGCATGTCCATTGTAGCTAAGATGTCTGGATTAACAAACACTGCCGTAGCCGTTCCGTATGCTTTTTGCACTTGTAAAGCCAAAGCACGGAAAACGTCTGCGTAAGTCGGTTGTGCGGTTGTGATACCACCACCTGTAAACGCTGAAGCATATCCAAACAAACCATTCAATAAAGATCCGTTACCAGCGAATAACTCGTCAACCGTTGCAACTTCAATGCGACGAATCAAGTTAGCTTGCAAGTAGGAAACCAATTGAGGCAAGTCACGCAACATTTCTGTCGTTACTTTGCAGGTAACCGCGATTTTGTTCACTTTAGCTTCTTGCTCTTTGTATTGAACTGACAAAGGTGTTTTTGACGTTCCTTCACCAATAAAAATTGGCAAACCTTGCTCGTTGTATTCTTCAACCCACATCGCAACGCGATTGTTGATTGTTCCAACTGAAACAAGACCTAAGTAACGAGAAACACGAGAACGAATTGGTGAAATGATACCTGTGAAGGCAGTCAATAACCAATGAGATGAACTATCTTCACCCAAGATTGTGTTTGCTTCGCTTACCGTAACAACGTCTTTTACAACGATATTTACATTTGCTCCTTTAGTCGTTAAAGATGCCTCTAACTCCTCTTTGCTCACTTCAAATGCTCCCATTAGGGCATCTTTGAATGATTTGAAAGATTTTTCATTTCCTTTCGGAGTTTCTTTCAAAGACTCGATTTGAGCCTCGATTGCCGTGATAGCAGTTTTAACCGCCTCAAGGTTAGTTTCGTTTTTCAACGCTTCGATGGAAGCATTAATTGCCTCAACATCACTTTTACTTGCAAAGCCTTTTTCATCCAATTTTGTCTCTAAGGCTTTGATTACTTCTTCTGTTGTTATCATTTTTTTTGATTTAGAAGTTTTCAATTATTTTGTTCCAATCCAAGGCAGGAACATCGACCTTTTGAGTGTCGTTAGACGGCTCGTGTGTTTTAGAAGTGTTATTGTTAACGGCTTCTTTGCGACTTCCGCATGTCTTACAAAGCATATCGCCACAATCCGCGGATAGACTTGGCGTATCTTGTTGACACGTATCGCAATAACTTTTATTTGTTAACTCGGTGATTGACATCACTGGAGTGATTGAATTTGAACCTTTTACTACGGCACTACCTTCGATTACTTTCGCTTCGGTAACCGCCCAGAAATAACCACAAGTATCGGCAACTTCTTTGTTTACTACTTGAGGGTAGTATTTATCCCAATTCGCTTTTTCACTTGAGTAACTTGGCTCATTGGTATCTACACACAAGAAGATTTTAACGTAACGCATCCCAACGGAGTGATTTAACACGTACCCGTTTTTGTATTGCTCAAACATAAAAGGATTGCGCTTTGAATCTATTGTAACGTCAAAAATCAACGCTTGTGTACTTCCTTCATATGGCACGCCAAACTTAGACCATGCGATTTGTTTTGTACTTGCAACGAATTCGTTATTGATTGAATCCGCGATCACGTACTCAAATTCCATTTCATGCTCTTGTAACAAGTGAAGCATTTTTGTTTCGGAAAGTGATTTTTTCCAAAGTCCTGGAATATGGCAATCCATGTGTGAATCAATTACATTTGAAGTATTGATACATAATGAAAGTTTTAATTGCCCAACTTGAAATGAATCCGCGCCGTCTTGCTTTTGGATTTCTAATTTATTATTGACATCCCCATAAGAAGCAAAAATAACATCTCCATGCTTAATCGCGCTCGTTTTTTTAGCCAATAAAAGCTCCTTGTTTGCTAGTATTTGCTTGATATTTTCCTCTCTTGTCATTTCTTTACAATTTCGTTAGATGACTTAACAATCGTTTTAATTTGCTTAATCGCTTCTATTTCTTTGGGTGTTAAATTACTCATCTTAAAAGTATTTGAATCAAAATTAATCTAAATTTGTGAATATTATAAAAAAATTGTGAAATGGATATTCTTAACAAATTTTTCTCCATGCTTGGATGGGGTAACACCAATTACTACACCACACAACAAATCGGAACGGTAACGCCTCAATGGGTAAACACATCCGATAAATGGAAATTATACAATACCATTCCCGAACTAAATGCCGTAATTAATCGATATGCCGACATGGTTGCAAGTGCAAACCCAATCATTGTCGATTCAAAAGGAAAAGTGATTGAAAACAAATCACAGCCAATTTTCAAGTTAATTGATAGACCAAACGCAATGCAATCATGGGGCAAAATGATGAAAATGATTGCAATCAATCAATGTGTAACAAACAACGTATTAGTGTATGCGCCAAATGGATCGTTTGGTAAATTACAACTTTTGCCTTTGGCATTCAACAACGTGAAAATCGTACCTACCGGAAAGAATTTGATTTCGGTTGACTTAGGTAGTTTTATCGAGAAATTCCAAATACCAACATCTCGAATCGATAACTTTCAAGACTTCATGCCCGATGAGGTGATTTACATTTCGGAAATTGACGGTATCAATCTATTTGACTCCAAGTCAAAGATTGATGCTTTGAAAATGCCGTTGTCAAACTTAGAAAAGCAATATGTAAAGAGAAACGTTTTGCTTGTGAATATGTTTTCACTTGGTATTTTATCTGGCAACAACTCGGACGGTATTTCCGCTATGCCAATTGAAGATGAGGACATCAAAAAGATTCGCAAGGATATGAAAAAGCGAAATGAAGGTGAAGTCATTATAACGGATAAAAATTTGAAGTTTGACCCAATGACATTCCCAGTAAAGGATTTGATGTTGTTTGAAGAAATGAACGCAGACAAATTAGCAATTATTGACGCGTTTGGATTAAATCAACACATGTTCGGACAAGGTGAAGGCGGCAAAGGGTCTACATTCTCCAACGTTGAAATGGGTGAACGTCAAGCGTACAACTCAACAATCATTCCAGCAACTGAAATCATTTATGATGAAATCACAAAGCAAATTGGACTTGATAAGCAAGGAATGTATTTAGTTCCTGATTTCAAACATATTTCGGTTCTTAAATCTGACGAAACAAAATCGGCTGAATCATTCTTGAAACGCGCGACGGCGGTTGAGAAAATAACTACAATTTTACCTTCATTATCCGAGGATGAGAAACGTAAGTTATTAGGAATCTAATTTCGGTAGCATCGATTGAACAAATAGCGCGAATCCGGTAACGGCATCCGGCGCATCATCATTCTTGTTTTTACCTTCTTTTTGATAGTTCTTCAAGTTGTGAATGAATTGACCGTATTCACCAATTTGCCCTTCTAGGAATCTAAAACGTCTTAGTGCATAACTTGAATTCATTATAATTCTTGTCTCTTTATTTTGGTTATTGGTGACCGGAAGCAATTTCGTCTTTGTTTGTGATCGAAGCATCTTAATGAATATTGCGCCCATTCCATTGGTTTCAACGCGTGAATAGCTTACATTGTTGTCATTCAGCACCATCGCACAACGCGGGATTGTTACGTCAACATTTGCTTTTGTGAACACTACATCGGTTATGAACACGTCTTTATTAACAACATGACCGACTACCATACACAAGAAATCCCCTCCCTCGTCAGCAACGTCAATATAAGCGAATGCGCCTTCGCTATGTTTTTTAACCGCGTCAATGTCTTTAAAGTAGCGTAAATCTTCAAACAAACGACCTTTAATATCAACGGGTGTTTGCATGTATTCGGCTTGCCAAATTTCTTCACGCGTCTTTTCCTTTTTCAACAAATACTCCTTTGTTGTCATTACGCTTTCACAAAATGAGCGCAATTCTCCATCAATTTCGATAAGTGCCGGAACAATGATTTGTTTGTCGTAATATCCATTTTCGGCATTCTTTCCAATAATATCGTCGCGCGTCCAACGTGTACCAATATCAATCTCGGCACATCCACTTTCTTTACGTGAATCATGCGTTGCCTCTTTCCATGAATGCGTTTTCTCGCGTATAGTTTCCGACATCGCATCCTCCATTGAACGAAAAAGGTCATCGGTTATCGCGAGCTTTGACGCACCGAACCCTATAATCGTACCGCCAACCCCTTGACCGAAATAACCTACTTGTTTGGATTGATTTGTGTTCCATCCGCTTACACTGGCTTTATCTTTTGACAATGTAACGTGTGGAAATACCTTTGCAAACTTTTCGCTCTTTACAACGTCACGTGCATCGTATGAAAGTTTTTCGGCTAATCGAGCCGAACAAGTATTTCGCATTACGCTTTCCTCGGGGTATTTACCAAGAATCCAAGCGCAAAAAAGCGTTGTTATGTACGATTTTCCTGCGCGTGGTGGTAATGATACCGAAAGCGTTTTGATGTCACCATCGGCAACTTCTTGGAACGCTTGCGCTATTTCCTTCAAGAATGGGCGCGCCTTGAAAAAGTCGTAATTGTAGTAATAGCAAAAAAGTACGAAATTGTCCTTTGCTCCAAGCCTTAATATTTCCTCGATTTCATTATAACTTGTCTGCAATTTGCTTGATTATTTCGGTAGGTATGTGTTGAGCAACCGGGTTTAATTTTTCGTGATCGCTAGTGATGTCAATTTTATCACCGTACTTTTTCGGTTGCATTTTAGAAAGCATCCATTTGCGTGTATCGATTTGCAATTTATTACGGTGAATTACGTTATGGTCAACGCGTTTGTTTCCGTCAGCATCAATGTAAACGTCTTCGCCTTGTTTGTCGGCAAGTTCCTTTATTTCATCAAAAATCAGGTCTGCACGTTTAGAACATGCACGCGCGTATTGTTTCGCATTTAATTCGTCAGAATCCAACCATTTTTCAAACAAATCGGGGTGTACTCCTAGCCTTTCTCTCGCCTTTCTTTCGCTAAGTCCTTCATACTCAATCAATTGCAATACTTTGAAAAAGTTTTCGGGTGTGTTCTTAACGGCTTTCGGACCTCGTTTTTTCGGAGGTGTTTTCGTGGGTGTTTTTGATGTCGTTTTCTTCCTTTCCATGTCTTGAATGTTTAGTCAAATTTACAAAATATTCGTGCATAAAAAAGGAGTTGCCATGTCAAACAACTCCTTTCCTAACCAATCAAACAAAAAACGAATCGATGTAAATCTACAAATTAAATTTATGTGAATCGATATATTTATAATAACGTGATACTTTATCTTTTTGCTCACGAACAATTTTGAATGTTAAAATACGACCCCCAAGTGGCTTTGGTGGCGCTCCACGTTCAACGTGCCAACCTCCTGCGCCAACTCCGTATTCTTCTTTGTATGTTCCGGTAATCATTAAGTGTAATTGCTTTTGTTGAACTCTATACCCGATTAATGGGTGAAAATCTAAACTTTCCCTAACGTCGTTTCTTGACGAATTTTCATGAATGTGTCCCATTGTGAATACGTCGAAATCTTCTGCTATTTCCAAGGCGCGTGTTAAATTGATTGCTCCTTTTGTTACGACTCCTCCACCGCCTGAACCATGAAAGTATTTTATTTTGCAAGTTGCTCCGCCACCGCTTCCGCCTTTAGTATTTTTGTCATCTAGTGAAATAACGAACCAACCGCCGTAGCCACCAACTTGAACGTTTGTGTTGTTCGTATAATTTAGCAAGTCAATGAAGCGCCTTAAAATGTCGGTTTCTTGCCATTTGATGATTGCCGTTTCATGATTCCCATACCCAATTACGGTGATTAAATGTGCGTAAGGTGAAAACCATTCAACGGCTGTTTCAACAATTGAATCCAAGTATCTAGCGTTATTATGTTCTGGACGAATGTCATCTTTTGACGATCTACGATCACCGCGACCTTGCATCAAACAAAACGTATCGCCATTTAACATAATTGGTATTGAATTTTTCAAACAATAATCCATGTGTCTTTTGAGTAAATCCCAATCGCATTTTGGATTGTCCCAATGTAAATCAGACAAAATTGCTAATTTGAAATCTCTACCTTTTGCCTTTAGTTGGTGAACGTTTTTGCCGTGTTTGATTAATTCCATGCGTAAATTTTTCATAAATGTAAAGAAAAAGCCAACCTAAGTGGTTGGCTTTGCGTTATTTCTTTTTGAATAATCTAAACGTTCTTACGATAAATCTCGCTTTTCTTTGTTCGGGATGCGCTCCAATTATTTCAAGAAGTTTCGTGTACATAGGTAAGCGTGAAAGTGCGCGATTGAACGCTCTATCTCTTAAAGCTCCATCAACAATAATACGCCCGATTTGTTCGTATTGCTTGTTTGTTAATGAATTTTGGATTGTCTTTTTGCGTGTAAAAAACGCTTTGATTCTAGAAAACATAAGTCAAAAATTTATAAATAATAATGAATATCAATAGCATCAAAACGCGGTAAAGCCCGAGTAATGCTATCCAATGCTTATCGTGATTCTTTGCTAAGTCCTGGTGCCATTCGTTTTTGATGAACGGAAATATGTACATCCAAATTCTATCGGCAAAAAACAAATATGCCCATGCAGGAAACAAGATAATGAATGCGGTTATTTTAGCTGCTGTTTTCATCTCTTACGGTTATATTCGTTCACAATTAAAGCACACCAAAACGTTACGAAAATACCAAGCAATCCAACAATTGGAAGTCTAAATACTTGCGATGTTCTCCATGATCGTGTTGCAACTTTGTTGATTAGATTTTGACCGATGGCATAGGAATACATCCCTATGAGCCACCAAAAAAATAGTATTGTCATATCAAAAATTTATCAATTAATACTCCTAGCGCAATTACAATAACTAGCGCTCCAGAAACTCCAATACCTAGCATTGACGCTTCGTAATTTTCTTTTCGTTTGTAGCTCATTTCCTTTTTCGTTTATTTCGATTAAACTTCTCCATGAACTCAATCATGTTGCCCATTGTTCGGCTCGATATGCTCCCATTTCCATTGATGAAGTCATTTATTTTCACACTGTTATTGTAGCCGAATGAATGACAAATCATGTGCGGAGTCATGCCTGGATTCGCTAAGCAAAAAGCAATGACTTTGTTCACGAATTTAGTTTCGAATTTAGTTTGTAGGCTCATCTTGTACAGTTTGAAAATAGTCCAAAATTTTGGTTTCTACGATTGATTTTACTTCTGGCAATGTCGTGTAGTTAATTTCATCGTTGAACAATGCGACACGAGTTTTTGCGCCTTCAATTATATTATCAGCCACAAGTAACTTCATTTTGATTTCTCGGTCATCTACATCGGTGTAGGTTTGTTTCACAATAAAGAACTTTTCGCCTGCACCTATGAACTCATCACAATCGAAACGATCCATTTTCATGATGATAAATTCACCTCGAATTACGCTAGCCAAATGCTCGTAAACTTGTGCTTCGCAATCGGTGTAGCTTTCAGCATCGAACAAATACAATTCGCTTACTCGTTTGAATGTTCCGTTGTCAAGTTGTTTTGTGTACTTTACTTTTACTAAAAATCGTTGTTTCATTCTAAAAATTATTAAGGTTTAATACTTGGTTTTTTGTGGCAATTGTTACCGGTATGCCGAACCGCTCTTGTGTTATTCTTTTGAACTCTCGTTCATTTGATACGCCATCACTAAGGTGAAGTAAAACAATGTTTTTGCACTCGCTTAAATCCATTTTTTCAAGCGTTAAAATAGCCGTTTGAATGCTCATGTGCGACTTTAAACGGCGTTTATTGATGAAGCTATCCGACTTGCTTTTGACGATGTCCTCACAATAATTGGCTTCGATCATTACACACGTGAATTTCCATGAACTTAGATTCCAAATCAACTTGTAACTATCAGTCAAGAAAAAAACTTTTTCGGCTCCTGCTTCAATGATAAATCCAAGCGTGTCGATGTCATGCGAAGCATCAAACGAACTTACTTTGAATTCATTGATTTGCTTTTGTTGACCGTTCTTTAATGTTCCGTATCTCAATTCGCTTGGCGTTTTCATTTTGTCAAACGTTGCACTGGAAGCGAATAATGGAATACCTAATTGTGAAACTTGGTGCATTGACTTTGAATGATCCAAATGGGCGTGCGACACAATTGCGCCTTTAATCTTGAACACATCAAAATCAATCGCCTGTTTTACTTCGTCTACCTTGACCCCGCACTCGATTAAGAGCGCGGAGTTTTCGGTTTCTAGAATGTAGGAATTTCCGACACTACCGGATGAAATGATTTTCAACTTCATTATCAAAAGTCTGGCGAAGGTGTGATTGCTGGATTTTCTTGCGGTTGTTGCAATTCAAATGTAATGTCTTGACTTGCGGTGTCCTCAATAATTTCGTGCGCTACGTCTTCGATTTTTGTTTCCTTCGCTTCGTATTCGTCCTCCAAAAGAAACGCATCCGTTGAGCTATTAATCGGAGTTTTACAAGCGCGATTAATTACGGTCTTTTTCGCCATTTCATCCGTGAAATTTTGATGCGCTGGCGATGCGCCTTTAGTCGCGCCTTGATTCCAAGCCTTGCGAATCTGATCCATATTCATAACCGTAAGGTCTGAACGCCCATCGTTGTAGTTTACGATTGCATAAGCACCAATGATTTTTGTTGTGTCAATGTTTTTTAGGCTTTGTGTGTGCTTAATAACGTGCATGTAGCCAGTTGATGGATTGATTCCATACTCAAACTCATCACCTTCATAAATCACGTTTGCAGGAACGTCCTTAACATTTGCAACGCGTTTCGCTAATGCAATCGAGCCCTGATAGCTTCTTGACCACTGCAATTCATCACCGTAAGGAATAAAGTACCCTTGTCTTTTCAATGGTGAAAGCCCTTCGACTACCATTTTCAACAATGCTTGCGCAATACTTGTTTTTGTGCAAACTTGCAACGCTGGTTGTTTGTTACGATCCTTTAACTCCTCCAGGATTAACATCGCGCCTTTCAATGCGTTTTCGGGTGAATAGTCCGCAGGAATGCGAAGCTCTCCCGTTGTTTCAAACGCTTTAATCTTTGCGAGAACTTGCGTTGTGATTTCTTTTTGCACCGCTGCCGGTTGCACGTTTTCTGTTTTTGACATAATTATGATTTTTAGAATTTTAACAAATATAAAACTTTATAGTTTAAATTGCAAATAAAAGATAACCTATTGTGATTCCTGCCAGGATGTGAAGTATTCTTTCAATTGGCTTCATTATTTCCGTTTTTTTTAAGTATTTCTAATTTGCATTCTTTATCAAAAATTGGATACCATCTTTTAGTTGCTTTTTTATCAGTTAATTCAACGCACTTACATCCATTAAATGTCCTATAACCTATAAATATGCCAATTCTGTTTGGATTATTTTGTCCAGCCCAATGATTACAAACTAAATCGCCTACTTCAATTTTTGAGCGAAAATTTTTCATTCCTTTAACTCCTATTTTTTCAAATTCTACTGTTTTCATTGTTCTTGTTGTTTAAGTTGCTGCAAATGTTCTTTAACTAAAAATTCATAATGAAAAGGCAAATCCATTTTAAAGTGTTCAAATACTTCTAAAACTTCTTCCTCACTATACATTTTTTTAGATTGCCATTCAGCACCTGCTATAAAATCTTGTTTATGTGCTTCTTGAAAAACAGGTGCAGTACTTCTTTTAGAATATTTCTCAGCAGCTTGTTCTAATGTTTCTTGTGTCATTGTTCTTGTTGTTTAAAGATTTTGTCATAAAAAATATCTACAAATTCACTTGCTTCTCTTTCGTCATTTCCTAAAATGCATTGTGATTCTTTGGTATAGTCTTTAAGTTCTTCAACAAGTAATATTTTCTGCTCCTTCTCCATTTCTTTGGCTTGTATTACTAATGGACTATCTTTTGGTAAATGATATTCATTAACCAACCATTCTACTGCTGTTTCTTTCATTGTTCTTGTTGTTTAAGTTCTTCTAATTCTTGTTCTTTTTGCGCTTTTATTTCCTTAAGTCTTTCAATTCGCTTTATAATTCGTTCAATTTCAAATTGCTCAAATGATAAAATAGTATTTGAGCAATTCAATTGATTAACTTGTACATATTTCATTTCTAGTTTATTACGGTTAATACTTTTTTACTTTCATCAACTTTCAAGTTGATCACCTGACACTCGGTTTTGATTAATGACACAATACTTTCGCGTTGATCAATAAACACCGGTGCAAAGATTCCAAAATGATAGTTGAGCGCGTTGATTACGTCAAGTCCTGCGTTGTACTTCATTGCGGTATTCAAATCATTGAACGGTGTTCCGTTTACGATTGCTTCGCACGTGTCGGCAAGTCCTCCGTTGATTTGCTCGTCAAACATCTTCCATTTCACGATTGAAAACTTCGAGTTTACTCGTTGCTCGATTGTTTCGATTTGAATTTTGTTGTATTGATCAATCTGCATTTCAATTTTTTCGCAACTTGCTACCTCTTGCGCAAGTGTGCGTTGTTGGCTTTCTAGTTCTGCAATACGCTCGTTTGTCTTTGCGATTTGATTTGCAATGTTAAGCGTTTGTTTTTTAGCGTCAATCTCTTGTGAAATCGTTGCCTTAGCTTCTCTCAAATCGCTAATGTCTGGCAATTCAATTGAAGGAATTACTATTGATTCAATTTGAACTTTTAACGCTTCGATTTCGGGTGTTGTCGTTGGTCGTTCACCAATGATTGACTTTTCCCATTCTTGCAAATACGTTTTCTTTTGCTCGATTTGCTTTTGAATTTCTTGATTTGCAATGTTTACGTTTTCAATCGATGATTTGTACCGCTCAATCCTTTCGTTATTTGCTTTGCCTTGTTCGCGGATTTTTTCAAGTCGTTGCAATTTGTCCGTATTGAATGCACTACGAAGCTCCTCAACTTTGCTTTCATAGTCCGGAAGTGATTGTTTACACGTTGGACAATTTTTGTCTTGGCAATTTTCGTCAAACATCATGTTGCTGACCTTACCAAATTGATCACGTAAATCTTTGTTTTGTTTAGTTAAAACCTCGATTTCGTTCAAGTCAAATGAAGTGCTTGTATTTAAACTTTGAACAAGCGTCTTAATCTCGTTCTCCAGCTCCGCACGTTTCGATTGAATCGACCAAGCGTATTGTTTCTCGCTTTGGTTAAATTCATTTTGAAGCTCATTCAATTTAGTAAGAAGCTCATATTTTTGCTCCTGAACTTTCTTCGCTTGCTCTTGTGATTTCTCAACTGATTTCAATCGGTTTTGCATTTGCTCGTCAATTGAATTCAATTCACCATCCAATGAAATGATTTCGTTTTGTACTGCGCACGCGTCAACTGGTTCCGGCATGTTATAGCGTGCTTCGTCAATGCGCGGTTTGATTGTAGCTAGTTCTTCTTTAAGTTTCTTTTTCTTTGCTTGTACGACTTTCTTTTGCTCGTTTAGTTCATCACCTTTCGCAAGCATTTCGCGAAGCTCATCAATGTTACCATTCATTTGCGAAACAATTTCATCTTGTTTGATTTCGCCTGCCATTGATGAAAGGATTTTCCTGCGCTCGTCCCACTTCATTTTTTCATTGAAGTACAAAGGATTTGAAATGATTTTAGAAATGTTCTCATCAATCATTTCCGATACTGCGGTTTGATACTCGCCTTTCGACTTTGGTACGTCATTGACAAAGAACGTTGTTTCGTGTCCTGTAAGCTCTTCTAAATCGTTTCCTCGTTTAGTTGTCCACTTTTCACGATAAACGCGCTTAAAAGTGATTATTTTGCTATCTACGTCGAATGTACCTACGACTTCGTGTTCAAGTTTTGGTATTGCGCGGTTATTATCGTCAAGTGTCTTAATTGCAAAGTCGTTTTGATCGTGCGAGTTTTTACCGTACAATAGCCACGTGTACGCGTCAAAGATTGTGGATTTACCAACTCCATTCGTGCCGATAATATCGGTTTCATGTGTGAAATCAATCGAAAGGTTGGTGATTTTCTTGAAATTACGAAGTTCAAGTCTCGTTAAAGTTACTTTTTTCATAGCGTTGTATTAAAGAATTTAAGCAAATATAGTATAATTATTTATACTAAAAATATTTTAATGTGAATTATTTTCATTAAATCCATTACTAAATTCTGAATCTTTAAATAATGAAGCTAATCCGGTAATTTGTTTAAGTCTTAGTAATTCGTCTTTATCCATTCCGATATGTTTAATGATCCAAGCGTCACTCATTCCGCTTTTTACTAACTCATCTACAATATTGCTCATTAATTCAATTGAATGTGAACCACGCGCACGATTATGGCGAATAGTTGAAGCCATGCGATTTGAAATGTCTTTTTGAATAACTACAACTGGTAACATTCCTTGTTCGCGCTCAAATATTCGTTTTGAAGTCTTTAATGTTCTATATCTATGAAATCCATCTACAATTTCATAAATGTCCTCGTCTTCTAAATAATAGCAAACAACTGGCATTGTATAGCCATCTTCCCAAATTGAAGTTTCAAGAAGTGCCATTTCAGGACTTGCTACACTATTAGGATTGTAGCTATTCGCTCTAATTTTATCAATATGTATACTTAACACATTGTAAACGGGTGATTTTTTATTTTCCATTTGATACATTTTTAAATTTTGTTTCAGCTTGTTTTCTTATTTCGTTTTCTTTTTTTGTTAATGAAAAACCCATGAATTTACATAAATGATCATTTTTCATAATACATACACACATTCTTTTAAATGTAGGTATTTGATTAAACTCAGTGATATCAATATCATCTAAATATTCCATTCTTACAGGTAATTTATTAGTGTTGTAATTAGATGATGTGGATACTTCAATTTTAACATTGTTATTTTTTAATTTTTCAATTACTTCACCTGATAGGCAGCCGCCTTTTTCCCTCCAAAAACGTTGTGAAGTTTCTAATTTTGATTTATAGTTTTCAGAGGTTTGCTTTGGGAGTGTTGACAATAAAAATTCCATGTAACTTTTCCAGGTATGTCCCTTTGGTAATTTAATTGAACGCCAACCCATTGCTGTTGTTCCGCCGTATAAACCCGTGAAATTAACACCGTTTACACGACCTATTAATTTACCCCAAATATGCGGCTCAATTACTTTATAAAGTTTTAAACTATCTTGCGCTGTTGATATAAATGGTGATGCAACACGCATTTGATCAATAGTTAATCCTGCTTGATAAAAAATATCATAAAGTTTATTGTAAGTCCATTCAAATTTAAAGTTTGCGGTCCAAATGTCGGTTGTTTTCCAATCGTAAATTGGATAAGCGTTATAAACATTTGAATACATTTCTTTAGTAAAGTTTTGATCTTTGTACTTTTTATAATTTCGATCTGAATGAATAGCTCGCCAGCGATTCAAACTTTCTTGCGTACGAATACCAACTAAACAAGCTGTTTTTTTTGCTCCCTTTAATTCATGATACCATTTACTAAATTTTTCTTGAAATTCATAATCCCACATATCAGTATTAAAGAATTTGAAATGTTTTGATTCGTAACAAGTTTTAGGTTTACCCGATACCCATAAGTCTTTTTTGTCTTGCTCCCATGGTCTCCAAAATGATTGATGCATCGACGTGCATGTAGTAACTTTAAATGGAACACAACAACGGTAAATTTCAATAATATCTAAATTTTCATTTAAGGTTTCATTTACGTAATTTGTAGTCATTTCGTATTGAGCCTCATAGTCCAAATGAAATACCCCAATTTTACGATTTAAATTATTATTTCGTATGTAGTCAATACAAAGATTTAAAAGAACTCCAGAATCTTTACCTCCAGAAAAAGAAACATAAATATTGTCAAATTCATCAAATAAAAATTTTAATCGCTCCTGTGTTTTTTGATATACATTCATAAGTCTAGTTTTAATTGTTTACTTTTTATACCTAATTCAATTCTTTTTAATTCATGATAGGAATTTGTTTTTTGTGGCGTAAATCCCAAACGTTTTAATTGATGATCATTTTTTAAAATTGAAATACAAATAGCCTTGTATGACGGAGCTATATTTAGTTCTTCCATTCTAGGTTCAATTTCATCTGGGATTCCATTGACATAACATCTTTGTTCCCAAGTTTTGATATACTGCTTAATTTTCCGTTCCATACTGCTTCAAATTGTTTTATTTTTAATTCAGCTATTTTATTAGCTATGTCTCTTTGTTCGTCACTTAATTGAAACCATGCTGTTTTAGTTTCCTTTTCATTTGATTTACACAGAAATAAACAACACGCTTGACCAATCCACGCTTTTCTATTTATTGATTTATTTGATAAATTCACAGCTGTTGAAACTTTCCAATTTTTAAAAACTAAATCAATTGTATCATTAAATTTATTTATGTTAGCTAGTAAATTTCTTGATTTTTCTATCTGCATCTTGTTAATTTTATTTGAATACATTCCATTTTCAACATCTTCCATTTCCCAAATAGTGGCATAAAATTGTTTCATTTATTTACGAATTTGTTTTCCCAATTATTTTAAATTCAACCACCTCCACAATAACCGCGTCTTTAAACGGTGATTTGTAAGGTTTGTATATTTCACTTCCTTCAATCCAAACGGCATTTTTAACCGTGTGAATTTTGTTTGATGAGCGTACTTTTATTGTTCCGTAGAAAATGTTGCTCATTCTTGTATAAAAGTTCGTCCAATTCGCACGCAATGACTAATCAACGCGTCGGCTAAATAAAAATTCTTGTCCGCAACGATCATAAATGGATTGTCAATCGATTCGTCTTTAGCGTTTTGCAAAGCCAAACTAGCAACAACTTGAATATCTTTTCTTTCTTCTATGCTCATCGCATCCCAAAACGGTCGTGCCAATACTTTTGCTTGAAACATATCACCAAGCCATTTACGTGCTTCTAAACTCTTTTTGTATAGCTCGCGAGCTTCGTTGTAAAAATCAATTTCTTTTTGTTTTTCGATTTGTTCTTTTTGCTCTTGTTGTTCGATTTCAATCAATATTTGACGCGCGACTTGCTTCACTTGTATGTACGCTTTAATCGGTTCTAAGAACTCATCTAGTGTAATTTTTTGGTATTGTTTCTTTTCGATTTTAGCAAAGTTGAAGCAGTTTTTTAAATCCTCAACCGCCAACTTTTCGTGAAAGTTTATACATGATTCGTAAATAGCTTCAAGCAAAGCACTTGAAACCATATCGTTATTCAATCCGTAGCGAATCTCTAAAATTGACAATATCAAAATCATCACCGATTGCTTTGAGTCTTTCAATTCCGTTGATGAGTTGTTGAACATCGACTGGAGTTGGCGAGTTGGTGATTGCAATCCTCGCGATTTCAGCTTGCTTTGCAGTAATTCCTCCGTCTTTGTGGAGTCTATTAACAATTTTGAGTACATGGGCGTTTGGTTCATATTCTTTTGGGGTGTTAGTGTTTGTATTACTTTGTTTCAATTCAAATAATCCTTTATATAAATTAGAAATTGATTGATCAACTATCATTCTGGCTATTTCACTTTTACCTTTTGACAATTTACAAAGGCTATTTAGTGCTTTTTGGTTTGAATTTGGGTTTTTGTATTCTTGTGAGAATTGCTCTTTCTTAAAATTTAACCACTCTAACCAAACATTTGAAATTTCAGAATTATCAAATGATGAGAAATCAAGTTCTTCTAATTGTATATTTGTTAAGTTGTTAAGTTGTTTATTGTTAAGTTGTTTATTTATACTATCAATGCTTTGTCGTGTGCTTTTCACTTGCTTTGCATTGTGCTTTATCATCGCTTTATCAAGTGCTTTATCAAGTGCTTTGTTAAATTTTGATAGAGCAATTATGTTTGCAGAATACTGATTTTTGCTTTTTTCTACCAAAGTAATGAAGCCGAATTCAACTAAATCGTTAAACGCTTTTGAATAAGTATTGTAAGATTTAATACCGACTGCTTCCATAACCATTGTCGTAGGCAATCCAAAATTCTTTTTCCATCCCAAGCGATTACAATGTTCAATAGAAAAGCAATAAATTGCCACGTGTGAAGGGGTTACTTTTTGAGGATTCTCAAAACACCAATCGAAAAACGATCTATAAAGTTCGTAGCTGTTCATCACTCGCCTTTCATAATGAACAACTTTAACTCATCTAATTGCTCGTTCGGAATAATAAAGTTTGTCGTTTGGCTACTGGATGCGCTTTGAATTTCAACATACAAACCATCTTGACAAAAATTCATTTGTAAAGTTTCTCTTGCAATTGGACACTCAGCAATCGATTTAAAAACTACCATGATATAAAAAATTAAGTAAAATAAAAAACCCCTTCAAATCCACTGGAGTCTCACGTCAGCTTCATTGAAAGGGTAAATAATTCCTTTAGGTTAACTATGTTTGAGACTCTAACCGTTTACAAATATACAAAAATTAATCAAATTCCTCATTAACTTTTTTAGGAATAAATACGAGATTTAAGTCGCGAACTATCTTTCGAATAACGTGTTTTTCCTTTGGTGTGTAAAAGTGAAAGAAGCCGTTTCCTTTGAGCAATGTGAATGAAAGTACATGCGGTTTTCTCATGGCTTTAGTGTTAGTTCTTCTCCTGTAAGGGCAAAGTATAGGTTTTGAAGTTGGTGGACGTAGTCAATTTTTTTAGAATAAACATTGCCAACATATTTTTTACAAATGCTAACTTTCATTTTATTTAAACTAACATACAATTTAAAATTGCAATCAATAATAATTTCAAAAAAATCTTGATCTTCTATTGTTTTATACTGATGCTTAAACCCAAACTTCAATAACCATTCTTTGGTTAGCGGGATGGGTTCTAAACTAGCATACATTGAATGTTCATTTTGCTTTATGACATCTGCATTTACTACCATGTAAGATGCCATTTGAGAATCTGTATTTTCAATAAAATTCCCAATTCTCAGTTCGCTTGATTTTAATTCATTTGATTTCATATACTTGATTTTACGGTTTGAATTGTTTTTCCTGGTCTTTGCACCTCATCGAATTTCCTTTTTTCGGTGAACTTTTGTTCTGCAATCAATACAAAACTTTGTGAGTCGGTTGAAAACGTATTATCTATGATTTCTTTTCCATTCAATAAATTGTATTTAAGAATGTTCAATTGACGTTCTAACGTCTTTTCGTCGGTGTATTCTAGTGTGATTTGAACGCGTTTCATTTTTGCCATGGGTTAAATGTTTTTATAAATAAATTTAGTTGGGAAATCTTGGTATTCAATCTCTTTTTTGCGTAGAACAATTACGGTGTTCTTTTGTGTATCGGCACGAAATCCAATGACGTGATAAAATTCTTTATCGTTTTTGCTATTAAAGCTCTTGCCAATGTAGGTAATTTCGTCAAAGTGATCAAGCGTTAAATTTGAAATCATGTCGATTCGTTCGCCTTGTAAATACCCAGCAATCTCGAAGTTGTCTAACTTAAACCATTTCGGACCATGAATAAATTGAGCGTCCACGATTCTAAATCGCTCCACTCGTGGTTGTGTCATTTGTTGCATCGCTCGAAGTTTTTCAAAAACAATTCTCCATAAGCGTCCAAAACTTTGCTTTGAACGTGTTTCTTTTCGATTTGCGGAGCTTTCTCGCTTGTTATGTAGTTTGGTTGCGTTACGATAAAATAACTCATTACAAACCAAAAAATAGAAAGTAATGAAATGATTCCTAAAGTGTCGCGTTGTGATTCGTTTAGTTTCATGATTATTTATTTAAAGTTTCTAAATATGCTTTGTAAGCGTTAAAAATTGCGTGAATTTGTTTAAATTCTTGCGTGTCGCGTTTTGTTGTAATTACTGCGTCACTTGCAAAGAACTTTTCCCATTCCTCAACACTTCGTTTTTCACAGCCAATGTGAATTAACCCATTAGTTATTCCGTGAGCCCACTTACAATACATAGGTACTTTGATTGCACGGCTTAGGTCTGCACCGATTAGGTATGCATCTCTTAGGTCTGCGCCGCTTAGGCATGCACAGCTTAGGTCTGCGCCGCTTAGGTATGCACAGCTTAGGTCTGCGCCGCTTAGGTCTGCATCTCTTAGGTCTGCGCCGCTTAGGTATGCACAGCTTAGGTCTGCGCCGCTTAGGTATGCATCTCTTAGGTATGCATCTCTTAGGTCTGCGCCGCTTAGGTCTGCGCCGCTTAGGTATGCATCTCTTAGGTCTGCGCCGCTTA